TTAAGACAGCAACAAAAATGTTTTTTGGTGAAGGAGCCCTAGCAGGAAATCCTCCACTAGTCTGCAATCTAACTGGATACGGTAGTAGTGTATTTGATAAAGTTCCTGTAATAATTAAATCATTCTCTGTTGATTTGAAAGAAGATGTAAACTACATTAACTGCAATACATTCGAAACCAATACATGGGTTCCAGTAGTCAGCACTATTTCGGTAACAGTAGCACCTGTTTACAATAGACGCAGACAACGTAAGTTCAATCTTGAACAATACTCGAGAGGAACTCCGTCGAGCGGAGTAGGATATCTATAATATGGCACAGTATACTCAATCAAGTCCTTGGGCAATAACATCACAAAATAATTTATATCTCGAGCTATTAAACATTAGACCGGTTCCTGCAGAGCCGGATGATTTTAGATATGTTATAGAAAGTCAATATAGATATAGGCCAGATTTGTTAGCCTATGACTTATACGGCAATCCTAAATTATGGTGGGTATTTGTTCAACGCAATATGGATGCAATTAAAGATCCCATCTATGATTTTGAAACTGGGACTGTAATCTATATTCCTAAAAAATCTAATTTAGAAAAGTTTCTAGGAGTCTAATGTGATTAGAGATCTTGGAAAGTCTATAGCTAATCTTATAAAACCAGACGGTAGCGGTATACTAGCAAGTCCGGGTGCTGGTTCTATAACTAAAGGTTATGCTTCTGTAGTTACAGGACTAACTACCAGCAAAGCGACTGATGCTCTTAAAGGTGGTATATCGTCAATCCTTGCCGACGCAGGGTTGTTCAATCAGATCAATACCACACCTCAAAACATAGTTCCTAATCCTTTAGAAAATTTTGCTCACTATACTCCAATATGGACCTTTGCCTGTTTAGAGCCTAAACAATATAATAATCCAGCAAGTTACAGAGGAAACCCAGCAGCACTAAAACATATTGTTTTTGCCAGCGGAGGAAGATTTGACAGTCAACGAGTTAATACAGTTCACGGTGCTCCGGAATATTTTATCAATAATTTTGTTATGGAGACTGCGATATCTGGAACAGTTAAGACAGGTAATTCAAACGCTTTCAAATTTTCATTTGATATAGTAGAACCTCACAGCATGGGTCTATTATTACAGAGTATGCAGAATGCTGCGATTAAAGCAGGCTATAATAACTATCTAAATAATTGTCCTTTTGTTCTCCGTTTAGACTTTATGGGTTATGACGAAGATGGTCGAATAATGACTTCGATTAAGCCTAAATTTTGGACAGTGGCTCTAACCAAAGTAACATTCTCAGTAAACGAAAACGGCAGTGTTTATAAGGTAGACGCTGTGCCGATGAGCCATAAAGGTTTTTCAGATATCACTAACATTGTTTACACAGATGTAAAAATTGCCTGCTCTGAAACAGGACCAGATGCCGGCACAGTGAAAGATGTTTTAGTTTCAGGAGAAAAAAGTCTTTGTGCATATCTAAACGATCTTGAACAAAAATATCTTGACGAAAAACAGATCAAAATAAAAGATGTTTATGTTATTGAATTTCCGGAAAAATCAGATGAATTTTTAAACGCATCACCTATTCCTGGAACTGAAAGAAAAGCCACGCTTGATCCTAACGCCAAAGATAGGGTAACTGTTGCAGGTAAAAATGTAGCGGTGTCCTTAGATTTTGGATCTAACGATATAGGTGCAAGTGATTTTGGTTTTGATCAGAAGTCTGGCGGTAATTATCCGTTCGCTCGATACGGTGATAAAGTTGATCCTAAGACGGGTGTTGTGTCTAGAGATAGGATGCAGATCAATCCTAAAACTAGAGTTTTTCAATTCACACAAAAACAAAGTATAACGTCGATTATTAACCAAGTGATATTGAATTCTGTTTACGCTAAAAAAGCCATCGATCCAAAAAATTTAACTCCGGAAGGATTTATCAAGTGGTGGAGAATTGATGTCCAGGTTCAATTATTAGATCTAGATCCGTTGATCGGAGAATATGCACAGAAATTTATTTTCCGTGTTGTTCCTTACATGGTCCATCATACTATTTTTAGTCCTCCGACCGCAGCACCAATTGGTTACGATGAACTTAAAAAACAAATCTGTAAACAATACAATTATATCTATACAGGACAAAACGTAGATGTTTTAAAATTTGATATTCAAATTAACAATTTATTTTTTACAGGTAAAAATACCAGCTCTGAACAGAAGAGCGGCTCAGTATCTAATCAAGACCAAAAAGGTGTAGCCACTGATACTGTAAAAGGTGCAAAGACCACAGAAGGTGCGGCACCCACCGCGCAACAGGCTACTATGGGTCGAGCAAGAGTTAAAAAAGATCCAGCTACACTGAGCAATATTGCGGGCGGAAATTCAGATAAAGACACAGAACAAAAAGTAGCTGAAGCTTTTCATAAATCATTTATTACTGCAGGTAGTGGCGATTTAGTAAACGTTGATCTAGAAATTATGGGAGATCCTTACTGGCTAATTGACAGCGGCATATCAAATTATTTTGCTAGACAAAGTAATAAAAGTAAATTATTAACTGAGGACGGAACAATGAATTATGAAGGAGGAAATGTGTTTGTTTATTTGACATTTAGAACCCCTTCAGACCTAGATGAAGTTACTGGTTTATATCAATGGCCAAAAGACGGAGGAGAAAGTCCGTTTAGTGGAATTTATCGTGTAACAAAATGTGACAATACATTTACAGACGGTATCTTTAAACAAAAACTTAAATGTGTTAGACAACCTGGACAGAGTCAAGATTACGGCAAACAGAATCCTAATGCTATCGGTAATCTTGTTATCGACAAACTTAAATCTATGGCTACTACTGTTGCAGGCGAAGTTAAAGATAAAAGCACTCCGGCTCAAGAACCGATATACGGAGGCGAAGGCGAATAATGGCACAAGAAAAACGATCATCGTATTCGGCAAGAGAAGGCGCAAGTTTAGAAAATGGTCCTTATCTAGCTAGGATCGTGGGACATCTAGACCCTAGTCTTATGGGCAGTCTAGAAGTAACATTACTAAGAGAGCAGGGCAATACCGTAGGTGACGACAATCAAAGTTACGTGGTCCGATGTGCAATGCCGTTTTTCGGCTATACTGCTTTTGAGTTCATGGGGCAGAACGATGCTTCTAAAAAAACCATAGATGGATATAACGACACACAAAAGAGTTATGGTATGTGGTTTGTTCCGCCTGATATTGGTGTTAACGTTTTAGTATTTTTTGTTAACGGAGACCCTAGCCAAGGTTATTGGATGGGCTGTGTTCCTGGAAAGTTTATTAATAATATGGTGCCTGCAATAGCAGGGTCTACTGAAGTAGACATGGATTCGGATGATAAGAAAAAATACGGAACAAAACAACCGCTGCCTGTGGCAGAGATCAATAAAAAACTTAATACTAAGACCCAGACCATTGATCCAGACAAAATAAAAAAAGTTGTTCATCCTATAGCTGATAGATTTTTAGAACAAGGATTATTAGAAGACGACACTAGAGGCGTAGTAACAAGTTCTGCAAGACGAGAAGCGCCAAGTGCAGTATACGGTATTAGCACTCCTGGACCATTAGACAAAAGGCCCGGAGCAAAAAAATCTCTAATAGGTAAACAAGAAGACCTTACACAAACAACGGTTCCGGTTAGTCGATTAGGTGGAACACAATTTGTTATGGACGATGGCGATGAACGCTATCAAAGAAAAAAATCTGCTAAAGAAGGACCGGTAGAGTATGCAGATGTATTAGCCGGTGAAAAAGGTGATCCTACAATTCCCTATGGCGAATGTTTAAGATTACGCACAAGGACGGGTCATCAGATACTTTTACATAATTCTGAAGATTTGATTTATATCGGCAATGCTAGAGGAACTACGTGGATAGAATTAACTAGCAACGGCAAAATAGATATCTATGCCAAAGATAGTGTTAGTGTTCACACAGAAAATGATTTAAACATTCGAGCTGACAGAGATATTAATTTAGAAGCTGGTCGAAATATCAATATGAAAGCTATCGGTGGTCGCACAAGAATGGAAATGGCACAAAATTGGGAAGTGCTAGTCGGCCAAGATGGCAAAATCTCAGTAGGCGGTGTATACGAGCATGTAGCTGTTGGAGACACTAAAATCACAGTAGGTGCTAATTTTGATCTTCGTGTAGGCGCTGCCAGCAAATTTACAGCCAGTGGAACTACAGATATCAAGAGCGGCGGGAATATCACGCAGAGCGGAGCTAGAATTGACTTAAACAGTTTTCCAGCAGTTACCGCTGCTGCGGCCACGCCAATTGAACCTATACCAACACACGATAATATTGTTACTAGTTCAGCTGCCGGATGGGATAAGAAATATATTTCAGGAACAATTAACAGTATTATGAAAAGAATTCCTATGCACGAACCGTGGCCGCTTCATGAAAATCAAGCGCCGGATCAACAACGTCCAGCAAATACAGATAGGGAAGTGTAATCATGGCAAAACTTTATAATCAAAAAACTGTAGCAACAAATACTGCTTCAGCCGGCACACTAGGAAATACTAGTTTTGCCTATAAGGGATTTAATTCGTTAGAAAGTAAAAAAAATTATAAACTGTTTGATGTTGATTTAGTCAAGCAAGATTTAATCAATCATTTTTATATTCGCAAAGGCGAAAAATTAGAAAATCCAGACTTTGGAACAGTGATCTGGGATATTCTGTTTGAACCGTTTACAGAAGAAGTTAAAAATATCATTAGTAAAGATGTAGAAGCGATTATAAACTATGATCCTAGAATCGCAGTCAACGAAATACAGATCGACAGCACTGATCAGGGTATAAGAATACAAGCAGACATTACCTATATTCCGTTCAACATCAACGAAAGGATGACTTTTAACTTTGACAGAGACAATGCTATTATTAACTGACCAGTTTATTTTGTTTGGTAAATATTAGATAGGACCGAAAAATGACAACAACAGCTAGACAAAATAATTTAATTTTAAATCAAGATTGGACTAGAATTTATCAGACATTTAAAAATGCTGACTTCAAATCTTACGATTTTGAAAATCTACGTAGAGTTATCATCTCGTATCTGAGAGAAAATTATCCAGAAGATTTTAACGATTACATCGAAAGCAGCGAATACATGGCTCTTATCGATGCAGTTGCATTTTTAGGACAGAGTCTTGCTTTCCGTATCGATCTTGCTTCTAGAGAAAATTTTATTGAATTAGCTGAAACTAAAGAAAGTGTTATTCGTTTGGCCAAGATGCTGAGTTACAATCCCAAACGAAATGTAGCAGCTCAAGGACTTTTAAAATTTACTACAGTTACTACTACTGAAGAAGTTTTTGATAGTAACGGAAAAAATTTATCTCAACAAATTATCAGTTGGAATGATCCTACAAACACAAACTGGCTAGAGCAGTTTATCCTAGTATTAAATTCAGCTATGTCTGATAACACAGAATTTGGACGTAGCCAAGGATCTGCTTTAATACAAGGTATTCAAACAGAACAATACAGATTTAGAACTATTTCTACAGATGTGCCAATTTATTCGTTTACTAAAACAGTGGCAGCTAGAGGAATGGCTTTTGAAATCGTGTCAACAGCATTTAAGGGAGCAGAGTCTCCTTACGAAGAA